ACACAGGCTGACATAGAACGTATGCTGGGCATGAGTCACGATATGTTCAAGCATATTGTGGCATTAAACACCTACACCGAGCCGTTCTTGAGCTTAAAAGCCAATGAACAGCGCACTATTATTGAGCAATTGCTGGGCATTACCCTACTAAGTGAAAAAGCAGAATCTCTTAAAGAGAACAATAAAGCCACCAAGGACGCCATCACAGCTGAGGAATACCGCATTAAAGCAGTAGGTGATGCCAACCGACGCATCGAAGAACAGATTGAAAATCTCCGGCGCCGACAAACCATGTGGCAGAACAAACATGCTGAAGATCTGGGCCGGCTGGAATCAGCGTTGGTACAATTGCAGACCATTGATATTGATGCTGAAGTTCAGGCGCACAAAGACCTCACAGCATATAACCAGAAACGCAAGGACATAAATGATTTAACCACCATGTCTAAACGTGCTGCTGTTGATGAACAACGTGGCCAAAAGTTAGTTGACAAGTTAAAACAGGAAATTGCCGATCTAGAAGACCATAAATGCAGCACATGTGGTCAGGATTTACATGATATCAAACATGAGCAACTGTTGTCAGAAAAACAGAATGCGCTAAAGGAAGCATCGTTACAAGCACTTAGTGACAACGGACAATGGATAGAATTGCTGGGTGCGCTACAAGATCTGGGAGAGCTGGGCACACAGCCCAAGGTGTTCTATGATAAAGAAGAAGATGCTATTCATCATCGTAGTACATTAGCCAACTTACAACAACAGATTGAAACCAAACGCACTGAAGATGATCCTTACACTGAGCAAATTGTGGAAATGCAGACGCAGGGTGTGGAAGAGATCAGCTACGATGTCATCAATGACCTGACCAATTTAAAAGATCATCAGGAATTTTTGCTGAAACTGTTGACCAACAAAGACAGTTTCATTCGCAAGAGAATTATTGATCAGAACCTGTCCTACTTAAATGCACGTCTGGGACAATACTTGGATCGCATTGGACTACCGCATACTGTAAAATTCAACAACGACCTGTCAGTGGCTATTACAGAACTGGGCAGAGACCTGGACTTCGACAATTTATCACGTGGTGAACGCAATAGACTTATATTGTCCTTGAGCTGGGCATTCCGAGATGTATGGGAAAGTCTGTATCAGCCCATTAACCTGCTGTTCATTGACGAACTGGTGGATTCAGGCATGGATAGTTCGGGTGTGGAAAACAGTCTGGCTGTCCTGAAGAAGATGAGCCGCGACGCCAACAAGAGCATTTGGCTGGTATCGCACAAGGACGAGTTGGCTGGCAGAGTCAACAATACCCTACATGTGGTCAAGGAAAATGGATTCACAACCTACAATACGGACGTGGAAATCACATGAGTTTAGCCACATGGCACTGGCACATAGAGATCAGCAGCAAATGTACACTACGTTGCCCACGTTGTGCCCGTCAGGAAGTTCCTGATTCTCTGATTAATACTGAGTTGAATTTGGAGTTTTTTAAACGAAATTTTACTCCAGAGTTTGTCACCAGCAATGTAGAAAAAATCACATTCTGTGGCGACGATGGCGATCCCATATATGCTCATGACTTGATTCCAGTCATACGATACATTAAGAGCATCAAACCTGTGGAGATTGTAATTGTCACCAATGGCAGCTATAAAAAACCCCAATGGTGGACTGAATTGGGTTCTGTACTGGAACATCAGGACACGATACATTTCAGCATCGATGGTTGGGATCAGGAAAGCAATAGCCGGTATCGTATCAACAGCGACTTCGAAAGCATCATGGCCGGTATGCAGGCTCTACGTGCCACCAGTTCTTGCCGCATGATCTGGGACATGATTGTGTTTAGTTTTAATGAATTGAACATTGACCGCATGTCGGCGCTGGCACAGACCATGGGGTGTGATTTTATGCAGTTGACCAAGAGTACCAAATTTGGTAGTATTTACCCGTCATACGGTCAGGACGATGAGCTAGAACCTAACCTTGGATTCGTTAGTAAAACCAAACGGTTTGAGCGACTAAGCATCGCATTCAACAAAAGAAGAACGTATACTGAACACAAGGTTAATTTTGTCATGTACGACCGGGTCAAGGAAAATAAAGACATCGTTCCCCTGTGTGAGATAGGCAATAAAGGACTATATATAGATGCACGTGGTCGATTATTTCCGTGCTGTTGGGTGGCCAATCGTTATTCACACAATAACGAATGGCAAGAATTAGCCAATCGTTTTGATTTACAAAAACGATCGTTAACTGATGTATTGGCAGATGTTTTTTGGGATACGGAGTTTCGTACTTTCCGTTGGCAGGAATGCCAGACCAAGTGCAACAGTAACGTAGTAGATGAAAAATATGCAACTCAGTGGTAATTAATATAAGTAACAGATGACATGGTATTATCAAGGAACACTGGTTGAAGAACTACCCGAAGATTGTGTGGGGTTTGTGTACTTGATCACCAACAATATAACTGGCAGAATGTATGTGGGTAAAAAGCTGGCAAAGTTTGCCAAAACCTCGTATAAAACTGTAAAATTAAAGAACGGCAACAAAAAACGCAAGAAAATTCGAAGTAAAATTGACTCAGATTGGCAAGAATATTATGGCTCCTCAACTGAACTAACTGAAGACATCAACTCCCAAGGCCCCGACAAATTTACCCGCCAGATACTTTACTACTGTAAAAGCAAGGCAGAATGCTCATATATAGAAGCACGTGAACAATTCAGCCGTAGAGTACTGGAATCAAATGATTATTATAACGGACAAATCAGCGTCCGTGTCCATGGCTCACACATTAAAAACAAGCTCTAAGCTCAGCATACACAGAACCCTTGACGCAGTATTAGACTAGCACAGGTCAACATCGTGTGCCTACGACAACCGGATGATAACGGGGACGGAAGACTTGCCGCTGCCGCAAGCACTTAGTGACCATCCTTAACAGGACGCAGATTGGATATGCCTACATACAACCAATTTCACTATTTGAAAAGAATATATACCAAGGCTAAAAGATTGGAGCTCTGTGAAACAGATACAACTCCAGGCTCATGTACGGCTGGCTAACTACAGCGTATATGGGTACCGTCGTGATGAAGGCTAGGGCAAGAGGTACAGGATGACCGCCTCTGTGTAGAAATATAAACCCTTTTAGTTATGTGAGTGTGCTACTCGGATGAAGCCACAAAAATTTTTCGCCTGGAGATCAGGCGAAGTGTGAGCGATTAATCTGGATGAATCATGTCACATCCACTGCTTTAAAGAAATTGTTGTCGAGCGCAAGCGAGTACAACAGATGGACGTAGTCCATCTTAGAAGAATGGAAGTCCTGATTCTTTTGTGGTTTCCATGTTTTCCTGAATCAACTTGCCCACCATCTGACGCTCTACAGAGCTCATCATCATGGCATCGTCGTAGGTGATACCACCTCGCATGAACCAACTCATCTTGATACTCTCGTTTTTAATGGCTCTTGATTCTTTTTCCAGTCGCTCGATGTATTCCACGATGGAATCGTTATCTAGATTCAAGAGCCTTTGGCGAAAAAACTGGCGTAATCAAACATCAATGGTAGTTTAAATTTGCTCTGACAACTTTCACACTCCACATCCACTGGTTGTATTCTGGTGGATTCCAGTAGTTCTGCCAGACGTGTTTGTATCGTGGTGACAATCTGAGTCTCGCATTGGTGATAGAATTCCAGAATATATTCGGGGTTATTGACGATGTCCCCATCAGTGGTTTCAATGTACTCTGTACTGTCCACCAAAATTTTGATGTTTAATTCAACGATTCTTTCCATGTGTTTGCTATAGGTGGCAACACGAAACTCGTCAGTGGCATCTTCGGCAGTCAGTGCATTAATAATTCGTTGTTCTTCAAATCTCACCTGATCGGTCTGATTGACACTGAAGTATTCCTGCGGGCGTAATTTGATCTTTATGTGTCCGCAGTCCAGTTTGTCCTGATAGTTGGGCATGTGTAGCCCGTCTAAAATTGTGCTGAGACTGACGTTGTATTCATTGTCTTCGCCACATGCTGGACATTTTGTGCCCAGTTCCATGCCGGGACCATAGCTGGCGATGCGGATGGCTATCAGGGTGGCATCAACATCAGTGCTGGGCATACGCCAGGCATTTTTAATACTGGGACAGCAGCTTTCAATCACGCTGACCACTCCTTGCCCGTTCAACAGAGCATCGGGTGTACGCAGCGTGATCTCGTCACGGGCAGTCATGGGATACACTGGTAAATCCCCAGTGATGGGCAACACCAGACTGTCCTCAGCCCAAAATTTGCCCTGGCTGGGTAACTTGAAGTAAATTTCTGGTTGACGGAAGTGTTTGGCCAAGGGGTTTAGAGATTGTTTGGAATCCATGATTTTCGATCCTATAAATATAGTTGAGTAGTCATATATTTATAGGTAAGAAAACCCCATGGCAGATATTGATCCGCAAATGATAGCCGCATTAAATGAAGCGTATCGTACAGGTGCGATAACTTCTGCTCAACTGGCCACTGGGCTGGCAAATCTTGGTGGAGAATTCAAGAAATTTGCGTCAGTTAATATCAAAAATGTAGCTGATGGATTAACTAACCTCCACAAAGAAGTCAAGGGCGGTACTAAAAATTTCCGAGACATTGGCAGCGAATTACAATATTACAAAAAACAGCTGAACAATGCAGCG